CTAAGAATCCTTTGAACAAAGAGAGTATAAAATTTACAACTGATGTACAAGAAGCAGAGAAATTAGTTTATGGTTCTGCAGATAATATAGCAGAGGGAAGATTAGGATTTGATGATTCTAAGGTAGGTACATTTGTAACTAACTTTAAGAAAGATGAAGTTATTTACAATGGTGCATTACCTAATCAAGATTTATTAAAAGATGTACTTAAAAATAGTTTTGATAGTGGTTACGCAGATAGTGATATTGACATCATAATAAATGAAGCTATAGATTATTTAAGTAAACCAGGTGCAACCAAAAGAGGTTTAGAAGATATACTTGGTCTTTCAAACAAACAACCTAACCTAACAGAAATTAAAAGTAAGTTTCAAGCATCTACTAAAGGTAAGTCACAAAAAAATAACTACAGTGGTGAACTTACATTTGATGTAGGAAGAAAAACTATAGAAAAAGTATTAGGTAAAAAAATAAATGTAGCTGTTCCTAAACAAAATATTACTGATGAACTTATTGATGAGGTATATAGGTTTACACAAGCAAACATAGATGGATTTAGTTTAGATTTAGGAAACCCAGAGTCTTGGGGTAAAGAAGCTATGTTGTATGTATCACCATATAAAACAAGACAGCTTGTTCTTACAGGTAAAGATTCTTTAACTAAAGATGCAGTGTCTATGTTTGTTAGAGATAACCAAGATAAATTACGATTAACTGACCATGTACTAGGTGGTAAATGGGATGAAGCAAGGGGTCAATGGGTATTAGATGTATCAGTAAAAATAAACAGAGGTGTAAAAGATACAAGAGTTGATGCAGGAGTACAAGCATATAATAAAGTTAAATATCTTGCATTAGCAGCAGACCAAGTTAGTTTTGGTGAATCATACCTTATAAAAGAAGGTGATGAAATAGTAGAAGCACTGTTTAAACAAGATGACACATACGAAGTAATAAACAACTCTGCTGTATATAACTTACTTAGAACTAAAGGTAAAAAACTACTAAATGATAAACAAGTAAAAGCGTTAGGTGATGAGCCAATAGTTAGAGGTAAAAATTACTTGGCTAGTAGGCAAGGTAAAGAGATAGAAGAAAAAGCATTTGTTGCAGATACTATATTTGAAAAATCACTTATCAAAGGTATTTTTGACCGAAAGAATAAATCATTAGAAGTATTTAATCCTAGAACTAGCACCATTATGCAAAACATGAATGAGTACAGCTATACAACATTGTTAGATATGAATGATGTTAGAGCAAACATAACTAGAAACATGAGTGCTATGGACATACATCAAAGAGCATTAGAAGCAGCTATGGAAGCTAACGCTAACTTGTTGTATAACTTAACTGAAAGAGGATATTTTGCACAAGCATATAGAAGTTCTTTTGCTTTCTTTGAAGCCTATCGTGAGTACATGGGTAGATATTTACTTCTTACTGCTAACAATCCTAAAGCTGCTGTACAAATAGGTCAGGGTGTTAGAAGAGGTATTGAAAACAATGTTATTGCACAAGATAGATTCGGTGATTTGTATGTGTTTATGCCTACAGCAGGAACACCACTACAAGTACATACTAAGTCTGAACTAGGTGGTTTAGCTACAGAAGATGTATCTGATGAGGAAAGTAGAGTATATATTAAAAAAGGTTACCCACTTAAATCATTAGGTGTTGGTGGTGTAGGTTACTTGCCATCACTTGGTGATGGTATAACTATGCCTTTAGGTTTTCTTCTTAGAAACAAACCTGCAGGTAGAAGATTCGTAGAAAAAAACATTATGGCAGGATTTCAGTTACCTTTTAGTGATGAGCCATTGTCACTTACAGAGTTACCTGCAGAGTTAGTAGATATGGCAATACCATCAGTTGCAAAGAATTGGTTTAATTCTATGGGCAAGTCATTAGGTTTTGAAGGTGTAGATGAAGATATATGGATTTCTTCTACAACAAATGGTATGCAGATAGCAGCACAGTTACATCCAGAGTATGCAGATGATGTAGATAAGATACAAGAGTTAGGTGCATTAGTTAGAAATAACTTATACACAATAAAAACATGGGATAGATTTGTTAGTCCATTCGCACCGAAACTAAGTGTGCTTTACAAGATAGAAGGTAATGAACAAAGTTTTAATGAATGGTATGGAGAAGAAGGGTATGAAGCAGGTATTGCATACAACAATATGGTTGAGTTAGCTGCAATACATGGTTTTTATCAAGACATGAGAAAGCAGTGGACATCTATACTTGGACCAAGACAAGGGGAATATTACGCATTATTAGAAGTTGTTAGGTTACTTGGTTTAGATAAGTATGACATAACTGAACAACTTACATCTGCAGGGTTACAGGTTAGAGGTAAGACAGTTTCTGAAGCAGGTAGAGTTCCAAGAACTACAAAAGAATATGAATTTGTAAATGCAAATCCTGAATTAGCTAAAGATTTTGGTCCTGTACTACCATACTTTTCAAGAAATATAGATGAAGGAAAGATAGACTTTAGTGGTTATCAAGCTGTTAAATATTTAGGATTAATTACTCCTAAGAATGAAGATGAAATGTATTTAGAGGTACAAAGATTTTTATCATCAATCGTAGGTAGAGCAGCGAAAGATGACAAATTACAAAGTCTTATAGCGACAGGTCAAGATTCACCAGAAAATATACAAGCTGCAAATGCAGTCATAGATGCAAAACTAGGTAACTGGTTTCCTATGGCTTTTGGTAAATCAGAACAAATGAATAAAGTATTAGGTGGTGAATTACCAGAAAGATTACAGAATGGAGTGCTTGTAGACTATTTAGTAAGAGCAGTTGATGACCCAAGGTTTGCAGAGTTTGACATAACACCATTTATAAAAGAATATGTAGAATATAGGCAAATAACTATAGATGCAATACAGTCTGAAAAGAATTATCCTAATGAATTAAAAGCAGTTAACTGGTTAATTACAGATGACTCTAATGAAGCACAAGAAATAAGAATGAAATTGTATGATAAAGGATATGAGATTATAGCAAAACACCCTCTGTTTATGGTAGTATTTGATGAAGTATTTAGTTACGAGTTAAATAGATTTGGAGTCAATAACTAATGCCACATATACCAGGACATTTAGAAGGCACAGAACCAGTAGAAAATGAGGAAACAGGTGGTTTGCCATTTCTTATGCCAGATGAGGTAGAAGAAGATACTGGAGTAAAATCACCAGAAGAAATAGCAGAACCTTCATCAAGTATGTTTCCTGCAGGAACAAGTAATGCAACACAGTTTGCACAGGAAATAGCTGACATATTCGGTATGGAAATATCAGACCCTAATAAACCATTAGGTAAAGGGTTTGAAAAAGAATATCAAGTTGTTCAATATGATGAAAATGGTCAAGTAATAACAGAACCAGACACTGGTAAACCAAAAGTCAAAGTAGTTTCTGCTGAAGAATTTTTAACAAGTGATTTATATCAAAGTGAAAGAAGAGAAATATTTGGTAGTGGAGAGGCATTTAAATATGTTTACTATCAAAGAGATATATTAAGACAGTTTAATGCTTTACCTCCTGCTATGAGAGTGGCAACAAAAAATTTATTATCAAATGCAGGATTAATTAATTTAGATAAGACTTATGGAAGTTATGCAGATGCAGAAACACTTAAAGGTTTGAAATTAGCTATGGATTTTTCTATGAATAATTTAGGAAAAGTATCATGGATAAATGCAACTAAGTCTTTAAATGATTACTCACAATCACAGAAAGCATACAAGACAGGAACTTATCAGTTTACAGAGGAAGACCTAACAGATTTTGTTGATGATATGTTAGCAGGTGCAGAAACCAGAAAAGGTAGTCCATTGTCATCAAGCGAGAAACAAATAATTATGAGCAAACTAGGTGTAACTGCAGAGGACTACGCATCATCACTTGGTGACTTACAACCTGCACAATCAGAAAGATTAGATTACAACCCACTTACTGGAGAAACAATGTTTGTTCCAGAAGTAGAGGCAGAAGAACCAGACCCTGAAGTTTTAACTGAAGCAGGTGAAGATGTACTAGATGAAATATTTGCACCTAGAGAAGCATTAGCCGAAAAAGCAGATATAGAAGATGACACATTTGCTAGAATGCAAAGAAACCTTAGAGGTTTAGCAGCAGCAGAAGGAGGATAATATGGAATTAGAAGCAACAATACCTGCAATAGAAATTATAAAAGAACTTGAAGAATTAAAATTAGAGGCATACACAGATGGTGCTTCTGTATCAATAGGATATGGTCACAGTAATACATCAGGTGGAGAACAATTTCAATTAGGTGACACCATAACTGAAGAAAAAGCAAATGAATTGCTTGAAAAAGATTTAGAGGAAATAGAAAGAATTGTAAATCAAAGACTAAAAAATTATGGTCTTACATTTAATCAAACACAATTTGATGTAATGGTTATAGGTACATTTAATAGACCAAGTAAATTATCTAGTAAGAAATATTATGATGCGTTGTTATTAGATAATCCAGATGAGGTTGCAAAGATATGGAATACATCTATAACAGAAGAAGATAGAAAAAACTTTCCAGGACTAATAGATAGATTAAATGTTGAATTAGGTGCGTTAGACCCAGATAGAGGAATACCTGTAACTGAAGAACCTACAACAACAAGTACTACTACATCTACAACTAGTACTACTATGCCAGAACAAGATGAAGAAATTGATACAGAGTCAAGAAGTAAAGGTATAACAAATATGTTTGGTACACCACCACAAGACTTTCCTCCAAGTGCTAGTAAGTTTTATGACCTAGCTATAAGTATGATGGAGAAACAAGTTAATAAACAAAGACAATTAGCAGGATTACAATCTATGAAAAGAGCAGAGATGAATGCTTTAAGAAATAAATACCCTGTTGAAGAAGCACTAAAAATATTAGGTGGTAGATAATGGGAGTATATGAAGACTTGGAAAAAAATCGTGATAAAGCACCTAGAAATGGTTTTACAAAAGAAGATGTTCAAGAATTAAAAGATAAATTATTGAAGAAGTAACTATGGAAATAGAAGAAATTATTTCCGAAAAAGATAGAATACTCAATGAACTATTTGAAGGTTTAATACAAACTGATGATTTAGTATCAGATGAATTAAAACAGTTAACCCCTGCACAATCATACAGACAAAGAGCATTAGAAACTTTTTTAAGTAAAGATTATCACCACATGGATATAGAAGAATTAATGAATAATGCTTTAACTCTGCGACAACAAGGTAACGAAGAATTTATAAAAAATAAATTATTAAAGTACCACAAGGATGTGTATGAACTAAATAAAAAAGCAGGAGGAGATGGTTCTTCAGTAAATACTTCTATACTTCCACAAGGGAATACATTATCAACAATTACTAGTGAAGGAAAACTTTCTCAACATTTAGACAATGCAATAGATGCAGAAAAAATAGATGTAATGTTCAACAATGTTATAAGAAATATAAATAAACAAGAACTTTACTTTGGTATAAGACATGTCATGCCTGAAAGTATAGAGATGAGAATGTTAATTAATTATGGTGAAGATTATATAGACATGTTGGAAAAACTTAACAGACCATCATTTAATGCAGATGTATATGCAGACCTAGATTACGATAGAATACCTCCTACTTTAGAAGTTCAAAGAAATATAGGTATTCAAAGACAATATATTGCACCAAATAACATACAAGAGTTAAAAGAAATGCACCAAAGGTTTTTACAAGAGTTCCCAAAAAAAGCTAAAGAATTTGTACTAGGGCAAAATATATATTTAGATTTAACTAACAGAGATTCAAGGTTATTGAATGAAGAGTTTTATCAATACACTGGAATGGCTACTTCATCAGGTGACATGCCATCTATTCAAATGAGCAATAATGTACAAAAAATATACGATAAATTATTAGGAATAGAAAAAAATAATTTGATGTATGAAAAAGCAGTATCTTATGGTTTTGAGGATGCAAATGAATGGTTTGATGAAGTGCTTAAAGAAACAAGCCCTGATGGACCAAATGTAATATTATGGGATAAAGCTAGTAAAGAACTTGATGAAATAGCAGCAGATAATGTTGCTAATAGAATGAATGAGTTTTTCACAAAACCTGTTTGGAATGAAAATTTTCCTGATGAGATAGGTTTTGAAATGGGTAGAGTATTACCTGATAATCCTATTTATAATGTTGTTTCTAATCCACTAGACCCAACTATTGATATAACTGGAATAGACACACCTACAAATGTAGTAGATGATGTAAAAACTTTAGATATAGAAAATTATAAACCTATAACTATAGAGGTATTAGATGAAGCAGGACTACACGCTAGACCTGCAGGGGAACTTGTAAGTGCTTTTAGTAAGCAAAACATACCTATAACAATACTTCAAGATGGAAATTTAAAAGAAGTACAAATGATTGGTTTATTGCAACAACAAAAATTAAAAGGTGAAACATT